CATACAATAACTTCAAGGAGTCTATGGTTTCGTATATTCAAAACGAAATGCAGGCTAATACAAACGCATTTACTGACGTTTTAAATCAGTTGATTGATGATACTGACTACAAGCTTGTAGGTACGTTTGAGCATTTACCTATAATGCAATTCATTCTTATTGAAAGGTATGAGGGTATAAGTAAAAAGGCTAAAGCACTTAATGATTTACTAAGTACGGGAATACCTAAAGAGGTTGCCTTAGAAATGTGTGGATTTGACAAAGACCTTCAATTAGAAGATATTACGGTAATGGGTGGCACTACTCATATGATGTACGATGAAGAAGCAGAGCAAGAAGCAGAGCAAGAATCAGAGCAAGAATCAGAGCAAGAAGAAGAAAATATAGAAGAAAATGGAGAAGACTAAACTAACAAAGGAGCAGTTACTTAAAATAGTAGAGAGAAAAAACAAACAACTCAACGACAAAAAAGTAATAAATAAATCTGTTTGTAAATAAAGCTATGAAATTAGATATTCCAAATTACCAAACAAAAAAAGAGTTATTCGAGTTCTTAGTATTAAACAAAGAAACTCTTGTATCTCAAAAAAAGAGTGTTATTAAGTTAGCTGACGGTATTGGCGGAAGTTCTATTCATACCGAAGCAAAAAAGTTAGCAAACAAATCGCAAGACGGCTACGATGAGCCTGTTACTGAAATAACGGTAAAAGCGGTTATAAATACTACTAACTTTTTAGATTCACACGGAGACGTTCATATTCCTGGTATTTGGAACAAGTCTTTAAAAGAGAACAATAGAATAATGCACGTTCAGGAACACCAGTCAAGTTCTTTTGATAAAATTATATCAAGCGGTGACGATTTAAAAGCTACCGCAGAAACAATGACTTGGAAAGAGTTAGGGTATAATGCTATTGGAACAACTCAAGCTTTAGTTTTTGAGTCAACTATAAAAGAGTCTCGTAATAAATATATGTTTGACCAATACAAACAAGGATTCGTAAACAATCATTCAGTAGGAATGAGATACGTAAAAATGGAATTGGCTATAAACGATGAGGATTACGAAAAAGAAAAAAACTTTTATGACAAATATATTTCACAGGTAATAAACCAAAAAGATGCTGAAGATTTAGGGTATTTTTGGGTAGTTACCGAAGCAAAAGTAATTGAAGGTTCAGCCGTACCAATGGGAAGCAACCCAATTACTCCAACAACAAACATTGACAAAGAGCCGTCTTTCCTTGATTTACTTGGAAAAATAGACACTCAAGAGAAAGCCGCAGAAAGCACTTTCAGTATAATTGATGCGATTAATAAAAACAATTTTTTAATTTAAACAAACGTTAAGATGAACAAAGAAGAATTTGATGCACTTATGTTAAAGATAGAGTCTTCTATCGGTGCTAGTATGGACACAAAACTAAAGGATGCTTTTAGAGAAGTAAACCCTCAAGTTTTAAAAGCAATTTCTGATAACTCTGATGAGTTAAAGAAAACAGTAAAAAGTTTAGAAGCTAATAACGTATCATTAATTGATGCACAAAAAAGCCAAGGTGCTGTTATTGAAGGTTTGACTGAAAAGTTAAATAAATCAAACGAGAACAAAGAAGTTTCTTTTAAAGCACAAGTAACTGAATTGCTAATCGCTAACAAAGAGAAGTTAGTAGCAATGAAAAACGGAGATTCTAAAACGAATATTCGTATGACAATGAAGGCAGTTGGAGATATGACGTTGGCTGGAAGCACAACAGGTCAATTACCACAAGCTGAAAGAGAAGCGGGAATTACTCGTATCGTAACAAGAAATCCTTTTATCTTAGAATTAGTGAATACTGGTTCAATTACTTCTAACTTATGGGAGTGGGTTCAACAAGCTAATCCTGAAGGCGCACCAGCAATGACTGCTGAAGGAGCAGCTAAAGCTCAAATTGATTTTGAATTAGTACTTGCAAGTGCAGCAGTTCGTAAAGTTACTGCTTACATCAAGGTATCTAAAGAAATGTTAGATGATATTCCTTTAATGCAATCTGAAATCAACCAAGAACTTTCTGAAAGAATCAACTTAACTATTGATGCTCAATTGTTATCAGGAGACGGAACAGGACAAAACTTGACAGGTATCTTAGCTAACGCTACCGCTTTTGCAGCAGGTTCTTTTGCAGCTACTGTACCTTCAGCTAATAATTCAGATGTATTGAGAGTTGCTATTAATCAAATTAATGTAAACTTGTTTCAACCATCTCATATTGTTATGCACCCAAGTGATGTAACAGCTTTAGATTTACAAAAAGGAACTGACGGACATTACGTTTTACCTCCTTACTCTACAAGTGCTAATACAATCATTAAAGGTATTAGTGTTGTTGCAAATACAGGAGTTACTGAAGGAGATTACTTAGTAGGAGATTTCCAAAAAGCTGGTGTAAGATTTAGAGAAGGTTTAAGTTTTGATATTGGTTATGAGAACGATGACTTTACCAAGAATTTTGTAACTATCTTAGCTGAAGCTAGATTAGTTCAGAGAGTTAAATCTAATCATTACGGAGCATTTGTAAAAGGAGTTTTTGCAACTGATAGAGCAGCTATTTTAGCAGCATAAGTAATTTGATACAACTAAAAAGTAAAAACTGATAAGTAATGGCTGATTTAATTAATTCATCGTATTTTGAAAAAGGAGATTTATATATACCAAATAATGACGAAATGAATGCGTCTGTTGGTTTAACGGTAATTTCTGATTTAGATTTCTATATTGAAGAATATACACGTGAATTATTAATTAACGCATTAGGTATTGTTTTATACAAAGAACTACAAGTAGCACTACTGAATCTTCAAGCATACGACCAGAGATGGATTGACTTGGTAGACGGTGTAACCTATACAAATCCCTCTGGCGTTGCAAAACGCTGGGAGGGTTTAAGGGGTGCTAATAAACAAAGCCTTGTAGCTTGTTACGTATATACTAAATATCTTAGAAATTACAATGAAACATTTGCAACTACGGGAGTAGTTCGTAATGACTCTAAAAACGCTACTAATTACGATGCAACGCCAAAGTATATTAAAGCGTATAATAAGTTCTTAGGACAATACCAAGCAGACAACTTACCGAATCCAATAACTTACGTTAATAGATTTGGTACCAATGGGCTAGACTGGTACGGCTCTGAAAGTGCAACGGTTTCATTATATCAATTTTTAACTGATTCTAATAGCGAAAAAAGTATATTTCCTGACCCTGAAATGCCTATTCCACCACTTGAGTTAATCGGAGGTAGTCCAACAATGACTGCAGCAATTCTTATATTAACAGTAAGTGATTTGGGTGAGATATTAACGTATCAAATTATGAACCCTGGAGCAGATTATACCGAAGGAGATGTTTTAACAATTCCTGGAGGAGATGAAAATGGTACTTTTACGTTAGACGGAACTACGGTAAATGATTCAGCAGTATTATTTGCTGGAACAGGATATGAAGTTACGTCAATTGTTTACGAAGAACCGTTTCCTGGTTTTACTTTTAAGTTTTACGCAGAACAAAATTCATTTGGTATATGATTGTAAGTGAACATACTATAAGAGATATTGTAGCGACTATTCCACAGATTAGAATTAATGCTGGAACTAATCGCTATCCTAAATTTCATTGGGGAGACGAAGACGAGTTAAATAGGTACGTTCAACTTATGAAGGACGATTCATACCCATTAATATGGTTATTACCTTCTACTGATAATTACGAAGGTTCTACGGGTCAAGACTTAACAAAAGAATGTTCTTTTATAATCGCAACAAGGGAAACGAGACAGGCAATGTTTAACAACGAAAGATACGAAACTTCTTTTGATATTGTTTTACAACCCTTGACCGAGAAACTTATACACGGACTTACGGTATCAAATTTAACGAGTAGAATTGGAGATAATTGGAAAATACTAAAACTCCCAAACTACTCTGCTGAAAGCGAAAAGAACGGTACTATTGATTTATGGGATGCAATTAGCCTTACTATTGATATAAGGTTTAATTCTAATTTAAAAAACTGTTTAAAACCAATAAACTATGGCAGTAACTAAAAAAAAGAAGGTTGTTAAAAAAAGAAAAATAGCAATCGCTATTATTCAGTTTACTTTTCAAGGAGTTCTATATAAAGTAGGAGATTCTTTTGAGGGTAAGCAAAATGAAGAAAATTCACTAATTAATAAAAATTTAATAAAATGGCAGTAATAAATACAATAGCTTCAAAATCCGCAGGTTGCGGGGGTGGAGCAATAAACACAGGTGACTTAGGATGTGATATATCCTTTGGTCTTGTTATTCACGCTTTAGGATTTGCTAAAGGAACTGTAATATCAAAAGACGTAGAATTAACTTTAGCTCTTATTGAGGAGTTAGTTCAAAAAGGAGAAGTTATACCTCTTATGGATGCTTTTTCTTCTGAACCAACAATGTCTGAAGATACTTTAGAAACTTCTCCATTAGGAGTTGAAGCTTTAACGCTTAAAGGTCTTCCTAAGTATTCTTTGACAATGAAAAAAGGTCAAGAGTAT